ACCCCGCAACCCGAAAGGCCACGACGGCGCCGGCATCAACCGCTCCATCAACCACCACGGGCTGGCCGAACTACCACTGATCGACGAACGCATCGGCCGTCTGGTCGCCGGGCACGGCCGACACGAACAACTCACCGCGATGCGTGACGCCGGCAACGACGCCCCCGACGGGGTCAAGGTCGACGACGACGGCACCTGGCACATGCCTGTCGTGCGCGGCTGGTCCTCCCGTAGCGACGCCGACGCCGAGGCATACCTGATCGGCTCCAACCAACTCACCACCATCGGCGGCTGGGATGACACCGACCTGGCCGCAGTCCTTGGCGACTTGGCAGAGCAAGATCTGCTCGACTTGACCGGGTTCACCGACGGCGACCTGTCCACGCTGCTTACGACCGCAACTGAACTGCCGCCGAGCGGGCACACCGATATCGACGACGTGCCTGAACCGCACTATGTAGACGTGATCTGCCGACGCTGGCAGGAACATACCGGGGTCACACCCGTATTGCAGGCCACTGGCGAAGAACACGACTTCACGGACACGCGCGAACATCGTTGATCCGGGTCTCGTTCCCAGTTGCCGCTGTCGACGGCGTCCTGGGTGACCGCGTGGTCCGGGCCGTAGCCGTGGTGGTGGAGCAGTTGGGCGACGCTGCTGCCGTATTGCGCGGCGAGCAGCGAGGCCATAAAGCCAAGATGCACCATCTAGACACCGGGTCAAGACTTACGGTCAAGACCTGGGATCGAGGGGGGCGATGGTGGTTGGCCACGTCCAAAGCCCAGCGGGCCGCTACCGCCGAGCGTCGCAGCAAGGCCATCCAACTCCGGCTCGCGGGCGCGGACTGGGCCACCATCGCCGCCCGACTCGGCTACTCCGGCAAAGCCGCCGCCTGCAAAGACCTCTCCCGCGCGTTGGCCATCAACCTCGCCGACCTCAGCCAGTCCGTGGACGAACTCCGCGAAGTCGAGTTGATGCGGCTGGACCGGTTGCGGGTCGCGGTATGGCCCTCTGCCGTTGCCGGTGACCTCCGCGCGGTAGACGCGGCCCTGAAGATCAGCGACCGGTACGTCAACCTGCTCGGCCTGGCCGCCCCCGCCCGCGCGGAGGTGACGTTGAATGCCCTCGACGCCCAGATCCTCGCGCTCCGCGCCGAACTCGGTGACAGCGCTGAAACTGGCGAAGATGGAGGAGCTGAAGGCGCTACAGGCTGAACGAGACCGCCGACACCAGGCACGCCTGTCCAAGACTGATGTGTTCGAGGCGCTGGGTTACACCCCTGAACCGAAACAGCGACTGTTCCACGATGCCGTCGAGTTCGACGTCCTGTACGGCGGAGCAGCTGGCGGCGGCAAAGGGGGCCGCTGTCCGGACCGCACTGCACCGTCGTATAATTCATCATTGGAGACAAAGGTCCTGACCCCCAAGGGGTTCAAACTCATCGGTGACATAGCCATCGGTGACCAGGTATGCAACCCTGACGGGGGCGTCGCGCACGTCATCCGGATCACAGACAACGGCCCCAAGCAGTTCTACCGGGTCACGCTCGATGACGGTTCCACCGTGGAAGCTGACGAGGACCATCTGTGGGCCGTGTCCATCACCAGCCACCGGAAGCGCCGCAAGACGGGCGTTCCAGTCATCCCCGATGGCCTACGACCAGAAGACGAATGGAACCTGCGGGTGCAGTCGCGTGCCCGGATCGTCAGCACGGCCCAACTTCGCGAACTCGTGCGCAAGGCTGATGACGAATCCGCACGGGGGATGCTGCCGCATCATGTGCAACTGCCACTGACAAACCCTGTCAACCTCACCGGTGCCCGTGGGCGTTGGGAACGGTTCAGCGCGTACATCCTGGGCGCCTTGGTCGGTGATGGCAGTTTCGGTAATGGGGCAGCCGTGACGATCTGCGGGCTAGACGAGCCCGTGTTCGAGCGGATCCGCGCCGAACTCCCTGCGCATCTACAACTGATCGAGCGAGCGGCTTCGCCAGATCGGTCGTGCCCCCAATATGCGATCACGCGCCGCGTCATCACCCGGGACATAGACTCCACGGCGGTGTTCGTCAAGGAACTCGCGCGACTGATGGCCGCGCGGGGCTGGCGTCAGGCGGACCTAGTTCGAGCGAGCGGGTTCACGCAGGCGTACCTCTCGGCCATTTGCACCGGCAGGCAACGGCCTTCTCTCAAACTTGTAGAGGCGCTGGACGCGCTACTTGACGGCGAGGGAGCGCTCGTTGAGGCACGGAGCCGCCATGCTGGCGCGGCGGCGACAGATCTGCTGCGGCGTGACGGGTTGCTCGGGTGTCACTCGTGGGACAAGTTCATCCCTGAGCGCATCCAGGTTGCTCCCGCTGGCGAGCGGTTCGCGTTCATGCAAGGACTGATGGACACAGACGGCTACATGGACGACCGTGGCCACGTCGAGTTCGTCACCGTCTCGGAACAGTTGGCAAGGGACACTCAGGGTGTTCTTCGGTCGCTCGGCTACAAGGCCACGCTGTCCACGAAGCAGCCCTACTGCACCCACAAAGGCGAGAAGCGGGCCGGTCGATTGGCCTACCGCCTGTACATCCGTGGGCGGCACATGGACCGGCTGTTCCACATGCCGCGCAAGCGGGAACGGGTGCAGCAGTTCAACGGCGGCCACGTGGAGCCGTGGCACCGCGTGGTTTCGGTTGAGCCAACCGAGGTGGACAACTCGCGGTGCATCACTGTCGACAACCTCAACCATCTGTATGTGACGGATGACTACATCGTCACACACAACAGTGTCGCGATTGTCGCCGAAGGAATCCGGGCAGCGATCCGGCATCCGGGGCTGCGGATCCTGCTGGTGCGGCGCACCTATGACGAACTGGCCGAGTCGATCTGGCCGGTGCTGCGCAAGTTCGGGTACGCCGAAACCGTTGGTGGAACCTGGAACGGCTCCGAGAAGGAGTTGCGGTTCGCGAACGGATCCTTGTTCCGGTTCCGATACATGGACAACCCGGTCGACGCGTCCCGTCGTCAGGGCGGCCAGTACCAACTCCTGCTGGTCGACGAAGCCACCCTGATGCCTCCCGGTGTGGTGGAGATCCTGAAGTTCGAGCGGCTGCGGTCCGGCGAAGGGCTCCCCGTGTTGGGGTGTCGAGCCACGTGCAACCCGGGCGGACCCTCGCACGCCGCCGTGAAAGACCGCTACATCGAACCCACCGAGTACGGCAGTCACCCGGCGGTCGACGACAACGGCATGACGATCCGGTTCATCCAGGCCAAAGCGACCGACAACCCGCACCTCGACGACGGGTACCGGCGACGCCTGGACTCGATCCCCGACCCGAACCGGCGCGCGGCGATGCGCGATGGCGACTGGGACCGGTGGGAAGGCCAAATGTTCGCCGAACTGTCCCGCGACCGGCATGTGCTGGCGCCGATCACGCTGCCGGCCGAGTGGCGCCGATACAACGGCATCGACTGGGGATTCGCGAAACCGTGGTGTGTCCTGTGGGCAGCGGTCGACGAGGACGGCCGAGTCTGGGTGTACCGCGAGATCTATGAGACCCAGGTCGGGGAGGCTGAGCAGGCCGTGCGGATACTCGCGGCTGAGGCGGACGGGGAGCACATCGTCAGCCGGTATGCCGACGACGCGATGTGGGCCACGCGGGGTGACGCGAAACCGATCGCGCAGGTGTACGCCGACCACGGGGTGTATCTCACGGCGGCGGGGAAAGGCCCCGGCAGCCGCGTCATTGGCTGGCAGCGACTGCACTCGTACCTGGCCGAGGGTCCAGCGTGTGCGCATCACCGTGCCCATGGGTGGGCGACGTGCCCGATGCTGCACATGTTTTCGACGTGCCCCCGCCTGTACGGCGAACTGAAGGATCTACCGCACGCCACACGGGGGGACCCGGAGGATGCGGACACGAACGCCCCCGATCATGCCGCAGACGGGCTCCGCTATCTGCTGGTCAACCTCGATACCGGACCCGAGTTCACGATTTTCGGTGAGGAACCAGACCCGATGGCGGTGCGGGTGACCCCGGCGATGGCGGTCGTGCCCCGCTCGAATGACCCCGTGTGGGATGTTCCGGAAGACGACGATGCCCGTCCGGGCGCGACGGCGGTCTCCCCTTTCGCGTGATCTGTCGGGGGTGAGCGTGAACGCGTTCACGTCCTGGCTTCGCGGCAGCCGCCCGCAGGAAGACGTTGTCGAGGCCAGCGTGACGCGGGCGCCCGCCGTGCCGGAACGGGCCGGGTACGAGTTCGGTGTCCCGCGCGGTGGGTTGACCGAATACAACGCGGGCATTGGCCAGTCGACCCAATCCGATCGGCAGTCGATGCTGACGGAGTTGTACGAGGCCTATCTGGGGTGCCCGTGGGCGTGGGCGTGTTGCAACGCGATCTCGCGCACGATCACCGCTGGTGGGCTGGTGACGGATTGGGACAACGACGACGGTGAGGGTGACGAGGACCAGCCCGAGAAGCCGGCGGCGGTGCTCGCGCTGGAAAAGCTGATCACGTTCGTGAACCCGCGCGAGGACATGCGTCAACTGCTTAGGTCGACGATCAGTGATTTGTTGGTGTTCGGCGACGCCTACATCGAGGTCAGTTTCGTCGGGAACATCCCGGTTGCCCTGTACACGCTGGACTCGCCATCCACGCACGTGATCGCGGACGAGCACGGCACCATCACCGGGTACGTGCAGATCACCGAGTTCGGGCAGCGGGCGATGTTCGAGCCACGCGAGGTCATCCACTTCAGTCTGGATTCGCCCCGTTCGGGGGTGTTCGGGGTGTCCCCTACCCAGGCGGCGCTACTGCCCATCACCAGCTGGCTGTTCGCCGCGGCCACCGTGAAAGAGGTGTTCCGGAAGGGGAACCCGCCGAATCTGTGGGTGGACATGCCGCCCGGGATGCCCACCAATGAGCAGAACCGCTGGCTGGCGCAGCACGCCGCCCGCAACGTCGGGCCCCGCAACATCGGCGTGCCGGTGATGACCAAGGGCGGCGCCAAGGTCCAAGAACTGCAACAGTCCAAGATCGCCGAATACCTTGCGACCTTGGACCAAAAGCGGGACGAGATTTTGGCCGCCTACGGGGTGCCACCGGCGGAGGCGACGGTGATCGAGGCAGGCAACCTCGGCGGCGGCACCGGCGAATCTCAGCACCGCACGTTCACGGTCAACACCTGTCAGCCGCTGGCGGAACTGGTATTGGAAAAACTGAATTACCACATTGTGAAGGTCGGTTTCGGCGTCACCGGGTGGCACGTGAAGTTCCGCGACATCGACATGCGGGACTCGAAGGTCATCGAGGACATCCGAGACCAGAGACTGCGCAACGGCTCGTGGACGCTGAACAAATACCGAACCGAGATCGGGGAGCAGCCCGTTGACGGCGGCGACGACGCGGTGTTGGTGGACCGCCAAACCCTAGTGTTGTGGCGCGACCTGCAAAGCTACAGCACGTCGGGTATCGCCCAAAAACTCAAGGGCACCGCCCTGGAACCGGGCGAGCCGCCCGAACCCGGAACCCCGGTCACGCTGCAAAAACCGGAACCCGCCCCGATCCCGCCCGGCCTGGCACCGTTTGCGGGGCAAAACAACCCGGCGGGCGACGACAGCGAAGATCCCGACGCCCACGACGGCGCCGAGAACACCGAGACCGCCAAGCGCCCAGGATCGTGGGCGCCGCCAGTACCCTCCGCCAGCTGGCAGCGGGCCTACCGGCAGCGCCTTCGGGAGGCGTTGCGGGAACTGCCTGATGTCGGCCCCGACGCCGCCGCCTGACCCCGCCTCACCACACGAGACCAGGTCGGCGGCGTCGGTGCCCGCCACGTTGCCGCCGCATCCGCTGCGCGCGACCGACGTGGAACCGTTGATCCCCAAGGAGATCGGCTAGTGCGCAACACGTTATTGACGGTCGCCACATTTCACCGTGATCACGGCATCGCACTGCCGGTAGCGACTGGGACGGGCCGGCATCGGCCGTCGGTACCGAAGCATCGGCGCACATGGTGGGCTCGGCTGGTGCCGCGGCGTTCCGGTCGACGGTGATGGACCACACCGAACCGGCCTACGAACTGACGATGCCGTTCGTGGCCGTGCGCAGTGCCGGTGGCCCTTACGACGATCTCGCCTACGCCGCCGGATGGGAATTGGGTGCGTTGAACAGCGAACTGGGCCGCGCTCGCCCGCCGTCGGTGTCGGTGATGGTGCGGGCCGCCAACGGCGCCCAAGCCGAACTGGTTGCCATGCGGCACGGGTACATCGCACACCAGGCCCCGTACGACGACCACTGGACGACGCTGACGTTGCGGCGCGTCCCGCCCGAAGAGCTCGACGACGTCACGGATCGTCGTTCTCGCCATGGTCGACGAGGGCGACGATCCGTGCTGGATTGACCTGGGCCACGACACCTGCTGTCGGCGCGTGACCGAGAGGTGTACGAAAAGGGGCCGACCCGTAGATAAGAGCAGGCACACCAAGGGTTTCTCGCGACACCCGGTTGACACGGCGACCCCCAGCAAGCCGTGCCCTTGGGGTTCGCGCGCAGAGAACGGGTGGACCCACCTGCCGCCCCGCCTGATCCCCACTCTCGCCCGGTCGCGTCCATACCGCGGTGGACACCGCTATGGCCTGGTGGGGGTGGCGCATGCCAACCGTGTTCGCCGATCAGGCCCGGGTCGCGTTCGCGATCGGATGGGCCGCCACCGGTGGTCCGTTAACCGATCGGGTCAAGGCGGCGAGCATGGCCGCTGTCGCGTTGGCGGTCTCGCACGCCGACGCGCCGGGCGTCATCGAAGCGACGATGCAACTCGGGTCGCTGGAGGGCACCTGGGCGCAGGTCTATGCCCGCCGTGAGGACTTGTACCGCCAACACGGCGCTACGGTCTTGGCCGCGTGGCAGGCCCTCGTGGCGAACGGGTTCGACTCGGCCACGGTGGTGGGCGCGTTCCGGCGGGCCGCGCACCTGACCGAGTCCGCGACGACCGATGACCAGCGGCGACGGCGGGAACGGGAAGCGGCTGCGATCGCCGCCGCACTAGCTGCGCTCCATCGCCTGCTCGCCGACACCGGCAGCGAACCGTACCGAGAGCTGATCACGGCGGTCGAGCAGTCGGTGCGGGACGGCGTCGCCGAGGGCACCGCAGGCGCGATCGCGATCGTGGCCCAACAACTCGGGCACGCCGGTACCGCATTCGATCAAGCGTTCATCGACGCGCGCACTGCGGTGACCGACCTGGAGCAGTACCAGGCACAAGCCGTCCAGTGGACCAAAAAGACCGGCGAGGCTGGTGCTCGCGAGCTCGGCCGCCGACTCGCGCGGCAAGCCGACGACGACGCGTCCGCATCGGACATGGTGGCGACCGCAGACGACACCCGCCACGACAAAGGCTGGCTGGCGACCACGGTCGGCGCGTTCACCGACTGGATGATCGGGCACGCGTTCGCGCTCGGCGCGACTGCGGTCTACGCGGGCCTGTCGATTGGGTCGGTGGATTGGGTGACGGTCGGCGGTGGCGGGGTGTGCCCGCGCTGCCTGGAGCTCGAAAACGGTAGCCCCTACGCCCTGTTCGGTGCGCCCTCCCCGCCGGCACATCCGCGTTGCCGCTGCGTCGCGGTGCCCGCCGGGCCGGTTGCGTCGCTTGGCCTGTTCGCCCAATACCTGACCGGAGGTTGATGTGACGGTCGTCGACTCGCGCGCCGCTCTGTTGTGGTGGTCGCAAACCGCGCCCGGGATCGGGACCACGCTGCAAACAGCGGGCACCTATCACTCGGCCGACATCGACCTGCGTAGCGCCGCTGACGTGTGGCTGGCCGTCTATGTGGCGGGCACCTCGACCGGCACGAGCCCGACCCTGGATGTGTGGCTTGATCTGAAGGATGCGGCCGGGAACTGGCTGCTACAGGCGGTGCATGCCACCCAGTTGACCGCCACCCCCAACTACGCGAGTACGTCGGCGGGGATCCATATCGCCGGTAACGGGTCGATGTGCCTGCCGCGCTATGGGCGGATCACGTGGACGCTGGGCGGCACCACCCCGGTGTACCCGCAGGCATCCATCAGCCTGTACAAGCGGTGACCCGTGCGGTGATGAAACCACGCATGCGGCCCGCCGTCGGCACCACGACAGACCCCGATGACGCCGCATTCGCCGACTTTTGCGTTCTGCTGATCGACGCCATGCAAATCCCCGAGGTCGCTAAGGCTGTCGCGACAGCGGTCGCCGCACATACGGCCGCCGCGCCGTGGCCGGTAGTGCCCCCCGTTCTGCGGCATTCGCCCCCCGCGCGCGGTCACCGAAACCGGTAACACCTCTGCCTGCGCTCGCCAACGACGACAGGATGAAAGGTGGCCCGCTGTGGCCAAGAACGGCATCAACACCATCTACGACGACAACGGTCTACCGGTGGCGACCACCGCGACCGGCAGAACCAGCAGTGGCGTGTCCACCCTTCCTCCGTTCACGGCGCTTGTCGTCGCCGGGCAGGCGGACCCAGCCAACGCGCTCGCCGCCAACACGGTGATCCCGGTATCGGCGCAGATCTACAACGGCGCCACGTTCGACTTGCCGCAAGGTGCTGGTGGTGTCGCGTTCACCTCTTCGGGCGGGAAAACCACGGGGGCGGTCGCGGCCGGTACCGCGACGGACACGGTCATCAAGGGCAGTCCGGGCCGGTTGTGCCGGATCTCGGTCACCGCCGCCGCAGGCACCACCACCGGTACGACCCCGATCTACGACAACGCCACCGGCCACACCGGCACGATCCTCGTTGTCGTACCGAACAGCACCGCTGTCGGGACGCTCATCGACGTGAACCTTCCGGCTGCGGCCGGGATCACGGTCAATGGTGGCGCCAACTCGCCCGGTATGACCATCAGTTTCATTTGACCGCACTAGCCGGGAAGGAAGGGGGTGTGTGGTGGCTACACGTCTCGCGACGGTCGGCGGGTACGCGTTGCGGCCCGGGGTGTCCCGCAGGTTGCCGCTGTGGTCGACGCCCATCAGCACTAGGTGAACCAATGGCCAGCTGTCCCGCCACCCGTACGACATTCCCTACCCACGCGCGGCGAACGAGGAAGGCGTTAACCGCGACTGCTGCGTGAC